AGATCAGAGTTTGATGAATCACTTGGTTGATAACTTTAAGAATTGTGTTCGGGAAGGTTACTTTGGCCCAGAGGCACAATCTGATTTTAAAGCAATGGAAGTGGAAGGTGAGAAACATCGGATTCGTCAAGAACAAGCAGCTGCATCAGGTGCGGTAACTATGCCTGAAGGAACTGTTAGTAATGAAGATTTTGATAAACACAAAGAAGAGGAAAAACGTCTTGAGGCAATTGCAGCTCAAGGTCAAGATGAACGACAGCTGAGACAAATGGAAGCAATGAAAGCTGGTGCTAAGTCTGTTGAAACAAAAGAGTATGATGGGCATAAAACAACCGAGCAATCGGTTGGAACTGTAACTATTGAGGAGAATAAAGATAATGAAAATCAGTAAAACTACAATGGATGTGTTGAAAAACTATTCTGAAATTAATCAGTCTATTGTGATTAAGGAAGGAAACCAGATCAAAACAATATCTGCTTTGAAAAACATTCTTTCTAAAGCAACTGTTGAAGAAAACTTTCCGAAAGACTTTGCAATTTATGACTTGCCAACTTTCATTGGGTATCAATCCACAATGGCTGAACCTGATTTTGAGTTTAAAGATGATTGCATGGTGATGTCTGAGGAAAGGGGAAAGGGTAAATACTTTTACGCAGAACCTTCTTTGGTTGTTACACCGCCCGAGAAAGATATTGATATGCCAGAAAGTGATATCAAGTTTGAATTGAAAGAAGGTGATTTTGAAAACATTATGAAGAAAGCAAATATTCTCAAGTTGGCTGATGTTTGTTTAAAGAGTTGCACAAAGTCTAATAGTATGTACCTATATACTACTAACAAGAATAATGATACTTCAAATGATTATTCTGTCAAGGTTGGTGATGGTGTTACAAAGAAGTTCAATGTCGTTTTCAAAAGGGAGAATCTAAAGATTATTCCGGGCGATTATGATGTTACTATTTCTAACGGCATTTCACATTTCAAAAACAAAAGCTCTAAGATGGATTTAGAATACTGGATTGCGTTAGAAGCAAATAGTGATTACGGAGAATAATTTGATAACACTTATATGATGAGGTAGTAATGAGTAATTTATTATGGGTAGAAAAGTTTAGACCAGCCAGTATAGATGAGTGTGTTTTACCTGTTGAAATAAAAAAGGTTTTTCAAAACATTGTGGATACAGGTGAAGTGCCTAATCTTTTATTAACAGGAACTTCTGGCATCGGAAAAACTACAGTTGCTAAAGCATTGTGCAACCAGCTTGGTTGTGATTGGTTGATGATTAATGGTAGTAATGAAGGCAGGATGATAGACACCCTGCGGACTACCATCACCAACTATGCGTCTACTGTAAGTTTTTCTGGTGGTAAGAAGATTATAATTATTGATGAAGCTGATTATATGAATAAGGAATCTGTCCAACCAGCAATGCGTGGTTTGATAGAAGAATTTTCCAATAATTGTCGTTTCTTTTTCACTTGTAATTATAAAAATAAAATCCTTCCATCGCTTCATTCAAGATGTTCTGTTATTGATTTTAAAATTAACAGGGAAGATAAACCAGAACTAGCAAAAAAGTTTTCAGAGATTGCAATGAAACTTTTGGATAGTGAAAATATTAAATACAAACCAGATGTTGTGGCTAAGTTGGTTGTAAGATATTTTCCAGATTTTCGTAGGGTATTAAATGAACTACAAAATAATGCTGTTTCTGGTAAGATAGATGCAAGTGTTTTAGAAGCTTCATCTAATGAAAACTTTAATCAACTCATTGGGTTTCTAAAAGAAAAGGATTTCACCCAAATGAGAAAATGGGTTGCACAGAATATTGATAATGACCATGTGGGTCTATACCGTCAAGTATATGACTCTATGTTTTCAAATATCAAAAAACAGAGTGTTCCAGACGCTGTATTAATCATAGCTGATTATTCTTACAAGTCTGCCTTTGTTGCAGATCAAGAAATCAATATGGTTGCGTGTCTAACGGAACTTATGATGAATAGTGAATTTAATTAGGGGATAACATGGGAACTAAAGTTGGAACAGGAAAAACAGGAAAGCGAGGCATACCAAAAGTTGATAAAACACAGGACTATGACTTTTTTATTGATGAGTATGTTGATGAAAGTGGAAAGAAACATAGGATAGGTCATGCAACAATGGCTCATCAAACAAATAATGCATTGACTAGGATTGCACCAGAATTGAAAATATCCAAGTCTATGCTTATACGAAGGGTACTTGAATCATTTGTAAAGTACCATGATGAAGCAAAAGCAATTGGTGGACAGAGATTCTTTGAGGCAGAACCTGCATTTGAAAATTGGATTAATGAAAGAAATACAATTTCACAATTATTGAATCAGATGGCTGAACAAGATAAAATAATGAATGATAACTCAAAAAGTCCAGAAATTAAAATGTTGTCTCAGCAACTTACAACTTTAGCTAAGATGATTAACCTTACACATAAAAACTTATTATGAGTACACATAAATATTATTATGATGAGTATTATAATGATGTGTCGGATTTTGTAGACAGATATAAACTTGTCAAGAACCCTCATATTGTAGGGATTTATAAAAATAGCTTACCTGCTGCAGTTCATGTAAGCAATGCTTTACGATGTCCATTAAGTATTGTTAAGGTTGAAGACGATAATGCAAAATGGTTGATAAACTATACAAATGATGTAGGTATAAGACCAGAAGGTTGTCCTTTGTTTCCACGTTTGATTGTAGTTGATACGGTGTACGCTTCTGGTAATCAGTTTGAGGCAATTAAACAGTTGCCAGAGTTTATTAATAATCCTGATTATACTTTCTTTTCATTTTTTGGTTGTAAAAATGATTTGGAAGTATATTATAAATATGAACAGGTATATAAAAATATTTTATTTCCGTGGCATGATACTGCCAGATATTCAGATTTAAAATTAAGGTGATTCAAAGATTTTTAACACAAGTGATGAGTATTATAAATACATTATGTAAAGGGGGTAAATGTATGAAAGAAGAAAATCAAGAGAACGAACAGCCAGAACAAGACAATGAGCCACGTTATGATGAGAACGGGCATTTGTTTATAAAATTAGACCTTGAGGATAGTGCTTTAGTAGTGCGTTCTGATGGTACAATTGAAATGGTTAGCCATGACCTTGAGAGTTCTGATGAAGGATATATGGGTGATGTTGAAGATTTGAGCAAGACATTTTCACTTGTACTTGCGATGGTCTGTGCCTTAGAGAATGAAGACTTATACAATCGTATTTTTCATAATCTCAATATGAACCTAATGAAAAAGTGGGAAGGTTTGCCTGATGATAAGAAAGAAATGATTATTGAAAAACGAAAACAAAATTCAGAAGAACTTTCTGATGAAGAACAAGTTGAAAAGGAACGCCGTGTTGATGAATTTCGTAAACGCATGAACAAATATAAAGATTCATTTCTTGATGATATGGAAAAAGAAAAGAGGAAACTAAAACGTGATATGCAAGACGAAGTTGATTGGCAAAGAAGGTATGGCCGTGACTTTGGTATGGAACGACCAGATCATTTAATGGGCCCAGAAGATATGGAAGACCCAATGGAGACGCGTAAGAAAATTAAAAAAGTGAAACGGAATCCACTTGGCAAGTTGCGTAATGTTGATTGGAATCCATACGATAAAACTTTGGTAGCAAAGAAGGGTAAATGGAGATTAGATTATCCGCCACCTGATGAGGACGAATAATGAGTAAAGACCTATTTGGAAATGAGATTGTAATTGAGGAAGTAGAAGAGGTCAAAGAGAAAAAGGTATCACCGTTTGACTTAGCACATGATTTGACAACTAGAGAAAGATATGATAGTGAGGCTTCAGAGATGAAGTCATACACTAAGTTTCTTCTTAACAGAACCTTGTCATATCATCCTGATATTTTGGATTTTGCTAATAAGATGAATTTTAGACCTGATTTAGATGATAAGTTGCATTATGATTATATGCATCATTCTATTGATAAAAAACGAAGGTCTAAGAAGTATTGGGCTAAGTCAAAGAAGTATGAGCATTTAGAGATGGTTAAGGAGTATTTTAACTATAGTACTCCCAAAACACTTAGTGCCTTGTCAGTTTTGTCTGATAAGGATATTGAAATCATCAAGAAAAACATGAATAAGGGTGGTGTTTCGTAATATTATAAATAACTATATAAAACGTATAGTTAGTTATGACTATATAATGGTATCTATTAATACAGCAGATATATTGAATTGAAAGGAACACAAAATGAATGAGAATGTAAAATGGTCAATTGAAGACATGATCGAAGTCCGGCTAAAAGAGGACGATGATTTTCTAAAAGTTAAAGAAACCCTAACACGAATTGGAATAGCTTCACGCAGAGAAAAGAAATTATTTCAATCTTGCCACATACTCCACAAACAAGGTAAATATTATATTGTCCATTTCAAAGAGCTCTTTGCTCTTGATGGTAAACCTACTAATATTTCCGAGAACGATTTAGAACGCAGAAATACAGTTGTAAATCTTTTACACGAATGGGATTTGGTTGAAATCGTTACACCCGAAAAGGCACAACCAACTACCTCAATTCGACAAATGAAAATCTTACCATTTAGTGAAAAGTCTGAATGGGATTTGCAAGCTAAATATACTATTGGTAATGTAGGTATACGAACTTCTAAAGAATCAAAAGATAAGTCTTTTGAGATGGATGACGATTTCGCATTATGAAAACGGTTTTAGTTTTAATCTTAGTTACACAAATCGGTTGCACAACAATTGCTGACCTAACGGTTCAAAGTGTTGCTGGTGCTATCGGTGGTGCTTTAGGTAATATGGCTGATCGAAGACTTGAAGAAAAATTGAAAAAGGAGAAAGAAGATAATGAATGTAAAGATTGTGAAGTTGACAAGCGGTGAAGAACTGTTTGGTGAGTTTGATGAAGAAACAAATGTAATAAAAAATCCAGTTGTGATGATTCCTGTGAGCAAAGAAAAGATAGCCTTCCAACCATGGCTTCCGTATTCTGAAGACAAAGACTATAAATTGAAACCAGAACATATTCAGATTATCGCTACAGCAGCTAGCACAATCACGAATGAGTATAATAGGATATATGGGTCAGGAATTGTTGTTCCTAATGACGCAGGAGGGCTATTGT